ACGCGATTTCTCGCTGCTAAATCATTTCTGTTTAGCTCTTATAGTTTTGGTTCCTATAAGATCGGACTATTGCATCGTCTATAAGACGTTTCTTCGCTTAGTCTCTCACGGTGCCTTTCGGCTTCCGCCTCGTTAGCATTTCAGCATTCGAGTCAATCAGAAGAAATTTTATATCCACCATCGTGTTAATGGATAACCCCGGCAAAGAGGTTTTCACCTTCATCAAACGGCATAACCGCACGGCCAGCCAAAGACTGAACCGCTGTACGAATGTTCGCAAGAGTTAGAGAAGTTCCACCAGCCAGAGCGGTCGCAACGGAAGAGTCGATAGAGTTTGATCCATCGATAACCGCACGCACGATAGCAGAGAGGGTCTGTCCCAGTCTGTACGAAAGTTCGCGTCCAACGTTCTCAACAGCGTTGTCCAGCGAAGTCGCTAGAGCAAGTGAAGAGAAGTTAGCATAATCAGCATATTCACCAATCGTAGCTGTGGTTGTACCCACAGTTGCGGTGATACCTGTGCCGACTGTACCCTCAGACGCTTGAACTGTGTTCGCGCCGAAAGTATTATACCAATTGTGTTTTGATTATCTACATCACTGTAGAAATACTCTTATACTCACGTATAAGTTCAGGCTCTATCTTATAGCTTTGGGAAAGCTATTCTTGCGTATTAGTCGTTGGGGTGCCTGTATTCAGAAAAGAGATTCTATCTGCTAGCTGTTTTCGTTTGACCGGATCGTGTTTTCCATTCATTCGAATATATTCTAACAATAGTTCTGCCTGTTCTCTTTTTCCAATGAGATATGGTATAATAGCTAGAAGAAACTTCTCCATAGCTTTTCTTCCTGTTATAAACCACTGGCACATATCTTTGTATTCTTTTTCAGAATCTTTAAGATTGCTACCATTTCTTTTATTCCAAGAAGGAGTTCCGCCAAAATTCTCAATCACCCATTTAATCAATTTTTCATTTGTATTATATAACCGTATATTAGCAGCAAAATGTTTTCCTTCATCTGTAATCGAGATGGAGAAAGAACCTTCACCGTCCATTAACCCGGCCATATATGCAAATCGTGATTTAGGTGACATTACAGTTACCTCTGTCTAGTCTTCTTTTAAAGTGTATCATAGATTCATACCTTTGTCAAGAACATTTTAACAGATATAGCAAGATTTATTATACTCTTCACATATCCAACTTGTTTTATGAAGAGTTCCAACTGATTTCCCGAGTTCAACGGTAGCTCACGGCGTTCCGCGCAACGAAGAAACGGAGTCTGTGCCTTGCATTAGACTATCAGTCAGATTTTACTTGAGAACCCCAAGGCTTTATAGGTTCTCAATGAATCGCTTATCGTAGTAAATAATACGCGACTGGGGCAAGTTGGAAGTTGTGTTAGAAGCTGGATTATATCCGGCCATATTTATTTCCTAATAAAACTTCTTATTTGCTAAGGTTATTTTTTCATACTAGCGTATAGTTCTTCGACCTGTTTAGCGAATTCTGCATCGTTATTCAGGCGTTTCACATATTCGGCGCTAGACATAGCGGTAACCTCTTGTAAGGTTATCCCTTTCGGCTTAGCAGCCGCGCCCGTAGGACCTACGGACGAGTTATTTCTGCCAAGACCTGAAGACGATACCTTGGGTCGCACTACCGTTGGCTCTCCGCTAATTGGCGGTTCCGTTGTCGGTGGTCCCGTTATCTCCGGTTCCACAGCGGGTGCAGGCAGAACTTCAGTTACCGTCGCCACGGCTACTGGTTCCACCTCTGGTTCCTGCTCTGCTGCTCTAGTTAGGATTAATCCATCCTCGGCTAGATCGGCAAAGGCAATCTCAAGATTTTTCTTAGTAATCGGCCATCCACGTTTATTAAGATACTTAATCAAAGTATCTCGATTACCCTCACTCTCTACATATTCTGGATGGTCTTCTTTAAAATCCGCGATCTGTTCGCGGGTATATTGAATTCTTTGGTTTAATTCTGTTTCACGAAGTTTCTGACGGATAATTTCTACTGGCGCTCCAAACTTAGCCTCTAGGAAACGTGTCATGCCCGCGTCAAGTGTGGCGGGGTCCTTAAGCTGATTAGCCAAAGCTACGCGCTCGTCAGCGGTCAGAGGACGTTCCTCAAATGTCTGAATTGGTTGATCGGGATCAGGCTCCATCAATGCGCCAAGCTTAGCTGCCCGCTTAGTCTCATAAAACTTTGCGGCGGCATTCTTATGGGCAGCTTTGATCTTTTCTAGTAGATCGTCTTTAGTTTCTGCCTCAAAAATCTGCGGCGGTCCAACTGGATCACCAGCGGCATTAGTAATTTGATATTCTTCACGATATTTTGCCATTCTACTTCTCCTTGGGCGCTAATTACGCCATAAGTTATAGGTTCTCAAAAAACGCTTTCTCTAATTCATCTGGTTCTTGTAATCTACGTTCCCACTCTAGTCTTCGTGTTTCGGCTAGGTGTTCTTGTGTCAGATACGAAATATCTTCGCGGACACGTTTGTAAAACTTCTCCATAGCATGAGCTATAGTAAGCTTAGCTACTTGCTCGTTTGGCTTAGATGGATCGGAATTCATAGCTTCATCTCTGGCCTGTATTATCTCCATCTCCATAAATTTCCAGAGAGTGAGAATAGCAGGATTACCAGATAGAATCATGATATCCATTTTTTCTGAGTTGGTTAGTTCTTGAACTTTATTGACAGATAGCGGAGATGTGTTCCCCGCTACCTGTCGAATAACGAATTCTTCACCACTTGCCATATTTTATCCTCATGCAACTTCCTGCGATCCCACACCTTCGGTCGGGAGCGCACCAGATAATAGTTCAGGCTCTGTGCTTCTTTTTGCTATGTCTCTAAACATATCCCGTACTATTCTAGCTTCGTTCTCTTGATCAATTAATGCAGACTTATTACTTTGCTGTTGCTGCATTACTTGCTGTTGAGCTTGAGCTTTAGCCATCGGAGAATTCATCTGCATCTTTTCTTGCTGACGCTGTTGTTCTTCCGGTGTCATATTACGAACTATGTCATAGTAATTCTTCCATCCACTGATATCATGAACCATATGGAATAACTCTTCAACATCAACAATCTTACCGCCAATTTCAGTAAGCTGTTGTAGAAGCTGAGGAGATTCAAATAGTTGAATCATCATGAATAGAGATTGAGCCATTTGTGCTTTAGCGGCCAAATGACTTCCGGCCAAGACTTCGAATACTGCGGGAGCATCCATAAAGTCTTGCGGGTTAAACTTCTGATAATCATCACCCATCTTAGCGCCCAAAAGCTTACGGACATAGCCCATAGGAGTTTTGCGCTTGTTTAATTCGTGAATCTTATATAGAAGGGGTTCGAATACTTGTCTGCTAAAAACTTCGGCTGTAGCTCCGATTCGGCTCATTGTGGCGTTAATCATGGCCGCCGCACCAGTTCCTGAGCGGGCAGCGCCTGCTCGACTGGTTGTAGCACCTGATGTAAACGCCTGACTTGCGCCGGAAGCTTTCTCAACACGGCTTTCAGACAGAGCGATTTGTTGAAGGATTTCGTTTGGAATAGGCGGCTGTTCAAGGATGGTCAAAGCCTTCTCAGGATTTGGACCATCGGCAGTTATAATACCACCAATTCTTTGACGGATTTGTTCGGTTTGAATATTTGCGCCCTTAGAGCGGACAAACATAGGATTGACAATTAAATTTGCCAAATCTAAACAGGCGTTGATCAAACCAGCTTGAATTCTTTGTTCCGTTCCTATGACGCGCCCGAGTCCGAGTCCCCAAAACGCATTAGGGATCGGCCACCAGTTACAAGATAGGAAAGGTATACACTTATATTCGTTAGGCTCATTACGTATACACTTTACACGCTGTATAACCGTAATGACTTTATCGTTATCCCAACGCTCTAGGACCTCTAAAGGCTCATTAAGAGGGTCTTCAGTGGTCTTTCTAAAGCGCGGTATAGCATGGTGAATAACAGAGGTATTCTGTACATCAGTAGCTACGGTAGGATCGGGCTGAGAGACTTCTTCGCGTGGAGGCTCAAACCAAGAACGAATCTCTTCCTTACTAGGAAGCATATAGCGTTTCTTGAGTTTCTTTTTGCCTGTTTTTGGGTCTTTGACTATATATTCTTCATCAGCTAGTTTTTCTAAATCACGATAAGTAAGAAACATTCTATCGATGACGAATTTAGCTTTACGAATGTCCGGTACAGAACAGCCCGGATCGACTAGGATATAGCGTATATCTTTATTTTCGAAGGTAGGACGAAATACCTCTTCAGTATCCTCTACTTCCTCAAACTCCATAGAGTCTTCGGTAGTGATATGATTAGCTGGTTGAGGCTGCGGACCTTGAACCTGTAGTTCTTGAGCTACACGTTGATATCGAGTATATTCTTGTTCGAAATTTTCGTATCCCCATTTCCAAATACCTGTTCCAAATAGCAGGCAGGAATGAATACCCCAATCGACTTCTTGGCGAAGATTGATGTCTTCAAGTTGAAGGGCGATTAGTGAGGATATTGCGCGAGTAGTAGCTTGAGTTTCGTTTGGACGAGGACGAAGAATAAATGAAGGAGTTTCGTAAAACAAGCCATTCATTATTTGCTCATGTATCGTATTGACTGTTTCGGCTACGACGTAGCGATTATTATTAGCACGCGGAATTTGCGTGGCTTCCCAAAATAAAACTCCGGGCGGTGATTGATACAAAGCATCGGCTTCGCGCCATCTGATACCCCAATAATTTGTCTGCTGCCATGTCTCCGTGTTTTTTGCATCTTGAACCGTAATCTGTAAAGCCGCTGAATTATCCACATCGGACGGAGAGTGTATGGTTTTTGGGTCGATCTGTCCTTGCGGATTAACATTATCCGGCTGAATCATCGCCATAACTAATTACTCCCTTTACGTTCCGATGCAGGGTGAAAATCCACAATGCGGACAACAAACCGGCATCGTTCCATATTCACCATCATATTTAGACAACGGTAAAACTGAAGTTGGTTCCGGGGTCGAATTTTCTCTGACTCCGTAATACAAATCTTGTAATTGTTTTTCTGCTAAAATATCCCAAACAACCTGTGCTCTATCTAAATCTGATTTAGGTAGCTCAACCTTGGCTGGAATTACTCTACAGACGTGAGCGATGGCATCGATAATATCGTCTTTTCGGTTTGTACCCGGTTTAAAACGAATGAATTCTTCTACAAGAGTTTCAACCATTTTAGGGTCTTTATCCACTATTCCTAGTCCATATAACCAAAGAAGTTTGTTAACGAAATAACTTTCGAGCAATTCTGCCCGCTTTTCCTTAGCACCTTTTTGATTATCAACCGGAAAAAATTCAGGATATGGGCATTCTGAATAATTAAGTCTATTTAGTTCGCGGAGAATATCATTCTGCAAGAAATCCGCACCCGGACTTTTCTCGATGTATATTTTTTCTACTTTCCATCGTGCGGCTTGAGAAGCTACTTGGAAAGCTAACTCAGACGGGCTGAATCTCCCACGAATTATTTCCATAATAAATAGCTGTCCAAAGTTATTCAGACGCCCGACTACTCCTACTGAGAAGTCAGACTTCTTACCTGTGGAATCCGCGAAGTCCCAAGCACTATAATCTTTATATGTGCCGGGCATAGGTAGACTGGCTGCGTTATCGAGCAATCTCGAACGAATAAGTTCTTCTGTAAAATTAACTGCCCGCGATCTTTTAGGATCAAGCAGATAGTTACAATTGAAAATGTATTCTTCAGCTTGAAACTCACCCTTAAGATATTCAAGGGTTAGACGTGGAACACCTTGCCGATCTTCTGGAAATAGAAGTTCTACGTCTTCATCGGTTAAGTCTAGAAAGTGTTTGCCTTTAGCGTCATCTTTTATGATTAACGCGGGGCGCATAAGAAAGATTAGATTTTTCGTCTTAGATCGGATATACGACCACGCATCGTCCGAATCATATGGCGTCCCGATATAAAAACGATAACCAAAGGGATCGATAAGGGCAGCAGCAAAACGAATGTTATCATACACAGTTTTACGAGCGTCTTGGCTGGACCCCGGCCCACTATTCTTGTTACTGACGACATCATCGAATTTTCCGACATCGTAGTGCTTTCCTGATGTAGTAGCGACCAACGAAAGAGCTTCTAGCGTAGGCTGAGTAAGCTTCTTTGTGCGGGCGCGAGTAATAAAAATGTTCTCTGCTTCCTTACGCTTCGCAGGAACGCAATGCTCGAAAAACAACATCTGGAAATGAGTTAATCTAGTATCTTCGGGGATTTCGAAGAAACTTTTAACCTTGGCGACGAAGCCTAATCCTAGATCGTCCGTA